AGAAGCCTATGATGCAGAAAAGACTCGCGAAGCCGCAGACCTAGGCTACTGCAATCTACTACACTTTAAATGCGCAGGAACTCGTAGCTGTGAACTGTGGGTAACGGGTGGCCCAATAGTAAAATAAGGAGCGAACCTTGGAAGATAACGATACAACATATCAACGATTAAAACCTAAATGTATTTGCTGGTGCACCGCACACTGCGGATTTAGTTGTATGACAGATGGATGCGACTGCAACGAATGTAACTGCTCTGACTGTTTAGATAAGAATGTCGTCCGTAGTTCTAACTAATAACGAGTTTGAGTCAAACGGCTACTGGACTAATCCAGTAGAGAAAATAGTCTATCTACCCACAGCAGAAGACATTGCACTATTTGACCAAAACGGTTATGACCTTACTGATCTTGAAAAACATTATGCCTACAGCAATTGGACCAAGCCTAAGAAACATAGAGAACATCGTGTTGCTCTAAAACAACCTTGGTTCACACAAGAAATAACAATAGATGGTGCTGTGCTAAATCACAGTCTATTATTTGAGCGTAAAGGTTATGCAGGAGCAGCTCTAGAAGAACTACAATATTGGGCTAGAACACTTCCGTTGATTAATAAAATTATAGCACTAAGACCTAAGTGGGGATTAGATTTTAGTATGGATTGGGTTGATCGTAAAGGCAATGCCTTTGAAGTTCTACACTGGGAATGGGACAGTTTTGACTACGATGAAATATGCGCAGTTAAAGAAAAAATAGAACCTATACTGGCTGCTATAGATTGGCAGGATGCAGGCCAACAGATTTTAACACACAAAGACTCTTGGCATCATTTAGATTTTTTTGCACAAAGTGAATGGAAATGCAACTATTTTGGCATACCTAAAGAAAGATTTAAAATGGTAGCCTGGAACTAAATAATTATATGAAAAAACTATTACTATTATTACTTGCAGTACCTGTACTAGCATTTGCACAGAAACAACCTAAAGGCGTTACCTATGACGCACAGATTCTAAGAGTGAGTGACGGCGACACAGTTGTGATCGCTGCTCCCTTTCTACCAGCACCGCTCAAGCCAGAGCTCGCAGTCAGAGTATTTGGAGTTGATACCCCAGAAAAAGGACACAGAGCACAATGCCCTAGTGAAGCCCAAAGAGGAGAAGCCGCTTCCGCTTTCACTAAAAATGCAATTGCCACCGCAGCAGCTCAGGGTGGAAAGTTTCAGGCAACTCTATATGGATGGGACAAGTTTGGTGGTCGTGTTCTCGGCGACATTCTAGTCAACGGCCAGAGCCTACGTGCTGCCTTAATTGCTAACGGATTTGCTCGTGAGTATTATGGTGAAGCAAAACAAAGTTGGTGTAATTAAAATGCGTATTGAAAGTTATCAATTATTTTCTCAATTACTTGAAGGCTATGTAAATGAAGCCAGCACAAGTATGAGTCTCATTGCTAATCAGCCCGGCGGCAGAGAAGTTGTGCAGGCTCTACACAAAGATATGAATCTAGCACATGATATCGGATATCGTCCAGTTGATAAAATCAGTTGGAGTGAGCTTAAAGATAACTACAGAGGTTCTTGGGTAATCATTCAAGGAAGCAAAGGCATAGGTGCTATCAGAGCAAAGGGCGGCAACACTGCTAGTTATGATGCTGTGGCCAGCACAGGCGGGCCGATTCAAACTACGTCAGATGGCAGAGGCGGCAACATATTAGATTTCCTTAAGAACGAAATTGGCAAACTAAACAAGTTCTATGTAGGACGTAATACTTCTGCAGTCAGCGACAAACAAAAGAAACGTGCTGATGCTCAGAAAGGCGCAGATGGTGTAACAGTTACACAAGAAACATTAGTTAAGAAATTTAAACCTTTATGGACTCGTGCTATTACAGCAAGCATAGCAGACGTTAAGGGACATATTGCTAATATGATTAAGAACGATGCTTTTGAAAAAGCTAAACGTAAACTTCATCATATTGAAACACTACAACAGGGTCTAGAAGAATTAGAAGCAGGTGGAACAGACACTCCGGGTTTTGTAAACAAAGCAATTAATTCGGCAGTATTAATGACAGCCAGTCATTACTATCCAGAAACTACTGGTAACATTACTAGATCTCGATGGGGTGGCAACGATCTGCAATCAGAACACAGCGAAGGCCCACAACAATTATTAAAAGACATTGCTGCAGGCGATCAAAAGAAACTAGGAACAGTTCTCTCTTTCTTTAAGAGGAGCTTGATATCAGGATGAAACTAGATCAAATTGTATTAGAAGCTAACATAGCAGCCAAGTTAAAAGATCCTAAGATGGTCAAGATGTTGACTATTGCTATGCGACACGACGGCACACTGCCAAGAAACAAAGTAGCAGCACTAGGACCTAAACCTAGCGATGATCAAGTAGTTGGCCTTTGGAGTGAGTTATTAGATAGCTCATTAAGATCTACACAGTATGGCGATCTAAGTCAAGACGGTAAGTTTGATGATTGGTTGACCCGTATGTATATCAATGGTGTTGCTGACTACGAAGATATTAACGGCGAAGGCGGCGATGCTCTTGGTGCTTGGAAAGCCCTAAGTGTTCGTGGCAAACTAGCTGAACCACATCAAGACTTTAATAAGTTTAAGAATCTACGTCAGATACAGGCCATTGTTCAGAATAGAAGCTATCGAGACGAGTTACAAAAGATTAAAGATGCAGAAGTTATTGAAAAACACAAACGTGAAAAGAAAGAAACAACGCTGATCGACGACGAGCGTTTCTTAGTTACCGTTCCGTATAACTACGGCGCCTGCTATAACTTTAATAATGCACACGGATTCAATGCTAGTTTCTGCACAGGATCTAGCAGTGGTGCTACATGGTTTAATCGTTATGCCGATGACGGCCCTATTATCTCAGTGTTTGATAAACAGAACGCAGACGATGTAATGGGCAAATGGCAGATACACGCACCAACTAACCAAATTAACAACGGCAACCAGACTAATCGTAAAGATGAAAAGTTTGCTGAATTGTTTCCAGGATTGATGAAAAGAATTGCAGCCGCAATTCAAGCAAATGCTGACGAACTTAAACAGAATTCTACTGAGATTGTAAATGGCGGATATGATGCTGCTAAGGCAGTTACTGATCTTAAGAATAAGTTTCCTATAAGTTTTAACAGCGGCGAGCCAGACCCAGAAGAAGAACAAGACATAGATGCTACCCCAGGAACATATATTGTTACACAACTGGCCAGCGGACGCACTGCTCGTATCCCAGGCGAAAGCAAACAAGACGTAATACAGAAAGTATTAACTAGATATCCAGATTCAGCAGAAACTGATTATAGTTTTGAAAGAGCTCAGGATTAAGAACACCCTACCTTAGGACCTTATGGTTACTTCAGGGTTGCCCGGCTGCTGGGCTAACGTATATGGGAGTCGTGCCCCGGAATGTATGTTTAAAGTGAGCATTAATGCAAAAAGCCCCTTTCGGGGCTTTTTTATTCGTGTGCAATAACTAGAGCTGCGACTATTGCTACGAAAATTCCTCTTATCCAGAGGTCCTTCTTTGTGATATTATACAGCGGCTTTCTCATGATCTGCCTCCTTGGTTTTAAATAGACTATATCCAACACCGCCAGCCAGTAGACCAAAGGTTAATCCTAAGGTTAGCAGAGCAGGTAGTTTAATACCGATCATCATCAATACGATCTTAACGCCAATCAAAACTAAGATTAATGCCAGTGCGTATTTCAAATAATGGAATCTATGTATCATAGCACTGAGAGCAAAATACAAGGCTCGCAATCCTAAGATAGCAAAGATGTTTGAAGTATAGACTATGAATGGATCTTGTGTAATCGCTAATATTGCTGGCACTGAATCTACAGCAAATATAATGTCAGCGAAGTTGATTAATACTAGAGCAACGAACAACGGAGTAAAGTATCTTACACCGTTCTCCTTAAACCAGAAGTCGTGACCTCTGTATTCCTTGCTTAGATTCATCCGCTTCTGCATCCATTTATAGACTGTGTTGTTCTCAAAATCTGGACCATCATCGTCCTTGGCCCATAACATCTTGACCCCAGTGACGATTAAGAAGGCTCCGAAGAACCAAAGCACCCATTGCCATTCAGATACTACTGCGGCACCGAAACCGATGAACACAGCACGTAAAATTAATGCCAGTAAGATACCCCAGACCAGAACACGATATTGATAGAGTCTAGGTATTCCTAAGAATGTGAAAATCAGTGCAAACACAAATACATTGTCTATGCTTAATGATTTCTCAACTAAGAATCCTGTGTAGTAGAGTAGAGCATCTTCTGCTCCACGCATCCACCAGACACCTAGGCCAAACAGCAGGGCCACAGCAATATAGAAAGCACTTAACCACAGGCTTTCTTTTATGCCAATTTCATGATCTGTTTTATTGAGAACGCCCAAGTCGAATGCCATGAGCGTGATTACGATTACGAAGAACGCAATCCAAGGCAGCAGAGCCGCCGAAAACAACATTTCCATTTTAGTTCTCCTAAAAATGGTCTTGCCGCTTCGTTCCTAAACCGGGTAATTGCTTACCGTAATGACGATCTAGGAAACCTTTTCAGGTTGGCTACTCCCCGCAAGTATTTAGTCACTTACGATAATATCGTAGATTTCTTTCCAATTTTTAACAATCGGGTAGTCACAGACGTGATGCATATTGTGCCCGTGTTCAATAAGGATTGATTTCAAACCTAAATAATATCCAACATCGGCATTGGCAGGTTTATCTTCAATCCAATACATTTTAGAATCTTGATAAGGTGCCAGTGCATCATCTTTATCTGAACCAGTATCCAAGCAAATAACTGATTCGATAGCATTACCAAACAACTTGCGCAGATTCATTTCACGCAGTTTCTGTGCGTTCTTGTCTAGACTTAGGCTCGTAATAACACGGAATTGATAACCATATTCTTCGTGTAGTCGTTTTACATAATAAGTGCTGTCACGTAGAGCAGGAAGGAAGCCGATTGCCGCTGATTCGTTAAAAGTTCTAACAATCTTTCTAGCATCTTTTTCTTCTAGCTCGTTGTAGTGGTGGTGCAGGTAATAGCTTTTCTTAGCACCTTCTGTTAGGGTGTATCCTCGCTCACGCATCCAAACTGAGAATGCCCATTCCCAATCTAGTAGAACACCATCTGCATCTGTTAAAATAAGTTTATTTGTCATATTGTCATTATATACTCAGTTAACGTAGTTGTCAATCACCTAAATACTTACTATGGATATTATATTAATGACCCTAGTGATGGTCCAAATCACTATTGCCTGTGTAACGCTGTATCTACACAGAGGACAAACGCACCGTGCTGTCCAATTTCACCCAGCAATAAATCATTTTATGCGTTTTTGGCTTTGGTTAACAACAGGTATGGTAACCAAGCAATGGGTAGCAATACACCGTAAACATCATCAAAAGAGTGATCAAGAAGGCGATCCGCACAGCCCACAGATCTATGGGATCTGGCGTGTGTTGTTTGGCGGTGCATTCCTGTATCACAAGGCCAGCAAAGACACAGCAATGATAGAATCGTTGAGTAAAGATACTCCTAACGATTGGATTGAACGTAACCTATACTCCGCACACAGTCGCTCAGGTATTCTTTTAATGTTGGTCATAGACCTATTGCTCTTTGGACCGTGGGGTCTGCTAGTGTGGGGTATTCAAATGATATGGATTCCGTTATGGGCTGCCGGTGTAGTCAACGGATTGAGCCACTGGTGGGGCTATCGCAACACTGACACTAAAGATACAAGCCGCAATTTACTTCCTATAGCTCTTTGGATTGGCGGAGAGGAACTACACAATAATCATCACGCAGATGGAGCCAATGCCAAGTTTAGTCAAAAGTGGTGGGAATTTGACCTAGGCTGGATGTATATTTGTATCCTGAGATTTTTTAAATTAGCAACAGTTAGATAAAGAAAAAGCACCCGAAGGTGCTTTTCTTTTTTCTATAATATATTGTATGTGCTCTATGAGCTTAATATTATTTCTTCACGCCGCTGTTTACAAACGCATACATCTTTTCAGCAGCTTCTAAAACTTTATCAAGTCCTGGCATTTCTGGCATACCAACTGTGGTTACGATCTGGCCAGTTTTTTCATCACGGGCAGCAGTCATTTCCCAACCTTGGAATTTGTAGCTGTATTCAGAATGCAACTGATCTTTAGCCATAGCTAGGATGTCTGTGCGGATTTCGTAGCCGTTCTTGTTAAATTTAACTTCTGGTAGTTTTGGTGTTTCAAATTGTGACATAATTATTCTCCTTGTGTGTTAATGTCTGTGTTGGCTGATTTTTTACTAGTCTTGGCCTTGACTGTTTTTTCTTCTACTTGTGGGTAGAAAACTTTACTAATCGACTCTACTGAGTATGTAGCTAAGTCGATATAATTCTTGGCCAACATTTTAGCAAATGCTGTTTGAGCATCAATAAAGTTGTTGGCTGCTTGATTTAGAGTAGCATCTTTGTAAACTTGATTAGTTAGCTGACGCTTAGTGGATTGAACTAAGTCAATATAAAAGTCTGGTGTAAACATGTTTTTCTCCTATGTGTTTGTGTATGTTGTTTATTATATATGCCTTTTGTTACAAAAGCAAATATTTTTAAGACTAATTTACTCGTAAAGAGCCTTGGCTTCGTCTATTCTACCTTGACGGGTAAGAAAAGTTGCATAGCGAGCTTGGCCAAACGCTTCTAAGAATGACCAGAATGAGTTAATAAAGTTTTTCATAGATATTTTTCCTTTTGAGAATTAAATTGTTGGATGTAGTTTTCCAACTGTGCGGCATCGGTAATGCCTTTGGTGCTTAGATACGCATCTAAGCGTGTTTGATAGCTAGATCCTGGAAACATCTCAGCTAGTCTTTCTAGCAGAGACTCCATTTTTTCTGATATATATTTCATTGTGTTTTCCTGTGTGTTTGTGTAGACTAATGGTTTCTACTGAGTATTTAGTCTCAACAGATTACAATCAGATTAAAGTTAATGCTTTGACTTCATCCGCAATTTAGTTTACAATATGATTAAATTGAGTTAAATACAGTAATAGACGGATTCATTATGAAACTAAGAACAAGATCAATACTACAGGAATTGAACGAAATAGCAGAAGTGCGAAACAAGGACTCGCTATTTGAAAGTCGCGCCACTAATATTATTAATTCGGCTATTAATTTACTGGAAAGTATCCATAAAAATTATACCCCTGAGCAGGCTGATGAACTAGAGCGCCGCCTTATAAATGCTATTCGCGGACAAGATGCAGCCAAATTTACACGCGGTATCCGTAGAATAGCAGAATCAAAAAAACAAAAGAGAAGTCTAAATGAGTCAGACGAATAATTTATTTGAGGGCGGCAATGTTTTTAAAGGCCCGGACAAACAGCCATTAACACAGCGCATCGCTACAAAAGATGTGCCTGCAACCATAGACTATATTGAAAAAATCACAGGCTTAGATTTTACCAAAGAATTAGATCCTGATGATAAGAAACCAGTTAAGTGGCTAGGAACTACAGGACGTAAAGAAGATCCAGACGGAACTTTTGAACTAAACAGTTCGGGCGATCTTGATCTTAGTGTTGATGCCAATGAAGTAGACAAAAAAGAATTTGCTCAAAAACTAAAAGCACAATTTGGCGATGAGAATGTAAAGTTAAGTGGCGACAGCGTTCATTTAAAAACACCTATTGCCGGAGACCAAGTCAATGGATTTGTCCAAGCAGACTTTATGTTTACTGTCAACCCAAAGTTTCAACAAGGTTCTATGATCGGTGGCCGCGGACAATATCGTGGCGAGCATAGACATATTCTATTGAGCAGTATTGCTCGTGCAAGGTCAATGAAATACAGTCCTAAGTTTGGCCTACTACACGCAGATACTAACGAGCCTTTGCCAGGTGGCGATGACTGGAATAATATTTCTAAACAACTGCTAGGACAGACAGCAACAGTAAAAGATATTAAAAGTGTAGATGCAATTTTAACCTACATTATGAAACTTCCTAACTACGACGAGTTAGTTGCAGGTGCCAGAGAAACATTAGGTAAACAAGGTATTGAGTTACCAGTTAAAGAAGCATTTGAAAGTTACCAGCCAGGCAGCATTGGATGGTTCCGTAAAATGATTGAGGTCGTAAAA